GAAGGGCAGCACGTGCTTGACGAGAAACAGAGGAAGAAGAATGAGAGGGATGCCAAGGCTATCTTTGAAAGAGGCCATGAGCTCCCCTCAGATGAGTGTAAGGCTCCCGTCCGACTTACCTTCCGTGATTGTCCACTCTTTGAAGGGGTGGAGCACGGCAGGCACTGCTCAAGGCAGCGTAATGGTCAGATGATGGGGAACTGGCTGTCTTTCGGTCTTCTCAATATTGTCAATATTGGAGCCTACCATGTGGCTCTTAGAAGATGGTATGATGAAGACCCAACAGCCAGACGCATGCTCATCATGAAGCATCTGTGGAGAAATTTTCTCGTGAATGGTGATGATATCCTGTTCTACTGCCCAAATAGCTTCTATCCGGTTTGGAAGAAAGCTACGGAGGATACAGGATTTAAGCTCTCGGTTGGGAAGAACTATGCTGTGCATGATTTTGCAATGATCAACACTAGAGCATTCATCCGGAAAGGTGCCCAATTCGTTGAATTTGGGTATGTCAATCAGCGAATGATCTACGGCAAGGGTCTGTCAAGACAGAACCCCCCGACTCCTGATATGCTTGGATCACAAGTCAACAAAATGATTCGGTTATGCCCCTTCTCTGAGGGCATGATACCGGCCGCCATGATTGATCGGCGGAACATCTTCTCTGACTTGAAGACGAGCACAGGTTTCACTCCGAATTGGTTTGTTCCCGCACACTTGGGAGGATACGGACTTGATATCCGATACCTCCGCGGGCCACTGATAGTGACACCTGAGCAAAGAAGAGTAGCAGCTTGGATGGTTCTCCATCCTGATTCCAGCTGCTTGTATACCTTCAAGGAGTCCTGGGTCGTACCAGTCGAGGCTACGAAAACACCTCTCTGTCTCAATGAGAAGTTGTTTTGTGGGCAGATAGGAATTCTGCCGGAGCCTAAGGCGAAGAACACCGTGGACGAGGAAGACGAAATCTTTCAATCTATCCGGAAGATGTTTGGCGAAGAAGAGATCCCAAATTTCTCTCTGTTGGAGTGGGAAAAGCTGAAACGTGAGAGCACTGCTTGTTTAGAGCAGGTAAACTCTTGGAGAATGAGGCTTATGGCCATGGAGAATGCCCGTAAGGTGCATACCATGCCGCCACCAATCTTGGTTCCTCACGCTAAAGCTGCAATGCTTAAGCGGACCTGGATCACTCCAATCTCAGATGAAGGTCTCTCTCGCTACTGGGTGCCGTGTTTCATAACAACGGCGCTGCCTGACTGTCCACCCCTTGGACAGATCCCATACCCTGAAGATTATGTACGATACATTGATCGTCGAAATCTGATCGTCCACTACGTGAAAGATAAGAAAGGGTTTATGAAGGATCCACTTGGAATCATGGGAATTGATTACCATTGGAGATCAGGCGGTGAGAAATGGACTGGAGTTTATCAACCAGTCGTTGTCCCAGATAGCCTTTGGGAAAGGCATGATAGCGACCGTACCCTAGGTCGCTTCGGGCTCCAGGAAGAGGAGCTTGCTCTCTGGCGTGGTGAGGAGGAGTTTGACGGCATTGAACTTGAGGAAGTTGATGCCGTCGGGCTGCGCTAGGGGGAATGGGGTGTGGGGTTGCGTTGCAGCCAACTTGGGAAAACAACCAGTACTGCTCACCGGAGATCAGCTTGTCTGACGGGTAGCCGGCCTAACCGGTCGGTGGGTGGAGGAATAGGGTTGTAGCGGAGATAATCTTATCGCCGATCTCTTGGGGCCAAGTAATCTGAGGCTGTAAAGACCTCAGATGAATATGACTTTTACACAAGATAGGTTCAAGATGGATACTCTTTGTAGAGCCGGACGAAAACGACACCTTTGACACGGTGCCGATTGAGTACTCTTGGGGAATGTCGGTAGGTCAGAGGACCGAGGACTTAACCCTGGCTCACGGACAAGTTGGTAGCCCAAAACTGTTATTTCAGTGCTAACCAAAATGCCAAGAGACTGCACGGCGCTCAATGGCAACGCAATGTACAGTCCACCAAGACAAGGTGGATCCCATACATGTCAAGCAGAAAATCCCATTCTGCCAAAGGAGTGATGAAGACCGCTCCTTCAAGGAAGTCTTCAAAAGTGTCCCTCATTGTCTCTTCCAAAAAGAGAGCGAAGAAAGTAGGAACTCTGTCAGTCAAGGTCAAGAAAGCCCCATCTGCTATTGGGTATACCATACGGACTAAACATCCGCAGATATCATCCCTGAGCAATGGCGGCATGCGTGTCCGACATTCAGAGTACTTTGGTGAGATCGGAACAGCCAACTCAATTTTCACCGTCACCGGCAATTCGCCGTATGCCATTAATCCGGCAAATGACGCTGTCTTTCCTTGGCTATCTCCCATCGCTCTCCGATATGAGACCTACAAGTTCCATAAACTTGATTTCCGCTATGAAACAATGGTTTCCACCTCCACAGGTGGTGCCATATTCATGGCCGTGGATTATGATGCCACTGACCCTGCCCCGACAAGTAAGCAAAACTTCTTGTCTTATAAGAGTGCTGTCCGTGGTCCAGTCTGGCAGGCAATCCGCCATGTCTGTGACCCAAAGGATCTTCATAAGATCCCACAGCGAAATACTCTCAATCAGGCACCTCCCCCAGGACAAGACCCCCGATTGTATAATGTCGGGAATCTCTTCACTGCATATGAGTCAGTGAGTCCTGCATCCAATGGGGAGTTGTGGGTCGACTACGATGTAGAATTTCAAACACCGCAGATGACGTCGGACACTGGTCCAACCACGATCAACCTGTTTCCGGGTAACGGAAATACGAATCCGCTCTACAATGCCACGATCAATTCAGCTTCTAAGGTTCCCCTTGCAACTTTGAAGCAGAACTTGGCCACAGGCCTCACAGATCTTGTGATAGGCCAGGCAGGCACGTATATCTATGACTCTGTCATCGGCTCCACCGGCACAGCTGGTGCTGCAGCCGACGCGATCTCAGTCCTTTCTGGGGTTGCCTCCGTTGTTTCCTCTGCGTTGCCATTTTCAGGCGCGGCAGGATCACAGGTGGGTGTCGTTGGGAAAACTGGACAAATTATCACAGTTACCCAAGCACCGGCAGAATTTGGAATTGCCATGCCAACAGTGACAGGATCGAATACAACCCTTGCGGGGAGTAAGATCACACTGATGCGGGCTGGTTCACAATAAGAGTTCGGACACACCGTTGAGCACTACGTGAGACAAGTGCAAGAGTTTAATGGGTTCTCGAAAGATCCATTGCGTTTTTAAGGTTCGCAGAAACCTACCAGAGTTTTCTCTGGGGATCGGCAGTGATTGATAACCACTGCCGGTTCGGGCCATACTGACTGGCCCTCATGCCGTGCTGCTCTCAGCTGCTGGTGTGTAAAGCTTCCATCGGTCCATTTAGACGGACGGATTGACTATCCATGATGGATACGCAGTTAGTGCGAAAATAATTTCCGCGACCAAACCGGTCAAGTTTATACGGCGCAAGTCATTTCCAATTGAGGCTTTGTTCCTTGCTCTCAATATGCTGAACGACGATATCATTTGATGATTTCAGGCTGACCTCTTTAGGCAACACCCTGAACCCTATCGATTCCTGCTCACGTAAAGTGATAAACGGACGATTACAAGGGAAATCATCATCTAAGATTGATGTATCCAACAGCTGAGCAAGCTCAAAGCTGTCTCTACATGCTGCTTAGTCAACAGCACAGAGATAGTGCTTCAATTGAAGAGGTTCCACTCGGAATAACCA